TTCGTAAGTAGCCTTACAATCTTTGAGGCCAAAAGAGTAAAAGCAGCCGTAGCAGCTGTAGCAGCCTTCGCAGCCGTTGCAGCCTTTGCAGCCGTTGCAGCCGTCGCAGCCGTAGCAGCCGTAGCAGCCGTCGCAGCCTTCGCAGCCGTAGCAGCCGTCGCAGCCTTCGCAGCCTTTGCAGCCGTAGCAGCCGTTGCAGCCGTCGCAGCCGTTGCAGCCGTCGCAGCCGTAGCAGCTGTCGCAGCCGTTGCAGCCGTCGCAGCCTTCGCAGCCTTCGCAGCCTTTGCAGCCTTCGCAGTTTGTATTATTGTCGGACATAAAAATTTGAGTTAAAAATAAATATTTACTAATTTTTATAAATTTGGAAAATGTTTGTTGTCTACCATAAAGTCACTCATGATTTCTTCTGCTAGCTCTCCAACTTCACCTCTCAAGTGGTTTACGGCTTCCTTTATCTCTTCAAGATCAAAGAAGTATCCAGCTTTCATCTTTGAGCCTCTAAGTACATTAAGACAACGATTCTCAAATAATTTTTGCGCTATCTCGGCTTTTGAAAGGGGTTGCGTATCATCATCCTCTGACGCATGTCTTTGTTCGCTTTCTACTTTCCACTGCGCAAGCTGTTGTTTTATCTCTTCTGTTGTAAGCAGGCGTTCGCCTAGTGTTGAAGATTCTAATAGGTCGGAGTTTTGCATAATTATTTTTTATCATCTTTATCAAATTTCTCTAAAATTGCCGCTATAACGAATTTAGTCATGTTGTTCGTCCTACGCTTCATTTCTTCAATGATCCATTTGGGAATGCGAAAGTTTGAAAGAGGCGTTGGCATTAAAAAGATAAATTATATATCCATATTTACTAATTTGTATTTACAAAGTCAATAATATTTATTCAATTCAGTAGACAGTTTACTGGGTTGTTTTGTACATACATTTTTATTATTACACAATGGAAATAATTTATTTTTTACCTTTTTGGTATAAGTAGCTTTCCAACCCCTTATAAGAATTTTTGCTGACTTCCTCATGAAATTGCAATTAAAGGTTTTTGAATATCCTTAAAAGGACTCTGGACTTCGTCAGGATCGCGCAATTGCGATAATAGCCATTTTTCTTGCACCATCCGTAACTTCTGTATTAAATCTCCAAACACATCAATAATCTCATTTGTGCCCTCGACAATGTATACGTGAGTTGATACCTCATCGATTCTTCGTGGTTCGGCTTTGGCTTTATAGGTTTCAAATATAAGCTGTGCAATAGCTTTCTTACTCCACTTGTATTCGTCGCGAGGCCGGAGCTTTGAAACAAGATTATGCAGTGCCGCAAAGCGGAAATAAACTGTGTTCTCTTGAGTTTTGGGAAAATAGAAGTAGTCAAGAGCTCGTGGCTTTTGATTGTAGATCGAATCGTACCAGCCTTTTTCCAGGAAAATAGCGTCAACGGAAGCAAAGAAATCCTCGACAGTCGCTGATTTTGAAGACATCGCGTCACGCGCTGAAAAGGCCTGGTCTTGTTTTGCCACCTCAATTGCTTGTAATCCCACCTCTTTACCGAATACCGCTCCAAGTACCGCATAACACATCATCTCGTCTTTATAAGCCGTATCTTCTTTTAAATTTTCCTGAAAAAAAATCTCTTTAAAAATTGTTTCGGAAAATTGCGCCGTGATTAGTTTTGGTAAAATAGATGGAAATTTAAGTAGCGCTACCTCAGTATTTTCCTGATGTTCAGTAAGTGACACACGATCCTCAGCATGTAACCGCATTTTTATCATGCGCCTGGCAAGTGCCGGATCTTCTGTAATATCCTCACCCGAAAGCAATAAAGTTGCATTAGAAGGGTATTGAGTGACAGTTTGATCTCTTGTGCCACGACTCGATCCGGAACGCGTATAAAGTGATCTTAGCCATCCTTCTTTCTCAAGTGCATACTTCTCATTTTTATACTCATCACGCCAAATTGGCAGGTGTGAGACTTGCGCAAACTCGACAACCTCAACAAAACGTGTGACTGAGGAAGCGAAGTTTTCGCCAATATAATTTACTCCGCAAATCTTCATACAATTGGCTAAAAGCGCCGTTTTCCCCGTTTCTGTTGCAGCGGTGAGCAGGTAGAAAGGAAAGAATTTGCATTTTCGTAATTTGTTAACCTGCTCAAGATGGATTGACGCGATAATCCATCCCAATAAGGAGTAGAGAAGCCTTTGATTTTTGACTTGTTTAAGCCAGTCGGATAAAAAGGCTTCAAGAGAATAATCTTGCGTTTCTTCATATATTGGGACAAGTGAGCGGTTAATATTTTCATGGTTAAAATAAAGCCAAAAATCATCTATTTTAAGTACTGCCTGTTTACTAATATCTACTAATTGCGCTTCCTTTAGTAGATTTTTATCTTTATGGGTAATCAATATCTTATCCTCAAAAACCCAAAATGTGATATGAGCATCCTCGTATTTACCCACAAAATCCTCGACAATTATAAGATCCTCTTTTTCTTCCTCTTTGATTTTCTCGCACATGAGGCCAGTCAAAGCCTCTAAATCCTCACCAGTGCCTAGAAAGTGGAAGGGGCGGATATATTCTCTAAACCTTGGGATCGTGGCTGTGAAATCAAGAGTATCTATTTTTAATCTGCCATTTAAGTTAATGAGATATTTTTTATGTTGGCTAGAGTAAGCCAGGATATCAATTGAGAAGTTACCTATTTCTTTGAGTAATTTTTGTCCGTCTTTTTCGCTTGGCCTAGTCACTTTATATATTTTGCCATTGTCTTGTAGAATTGTACCGGAAGGGAGATTTTGAAAGTCGATATTTGTTTGAGGCATGAGAAAGAAGCGTAATAAGATTAAAAAAGGTTATTAGGCACCCAATAAAGTGAGCATCGCAATAATCTTATCCCTTATTTCAGGCCGCTTAAAATAAAAGTCGATCGCATCTATAATAATATCCCCACCATCCTTACCAGTACCATTCTTAGCTTCAATTTGCGTAAGAGCTTTTAACTTAATTGCAAGATTTCCTGGTATATGAATTGTTTTGGAAACAGGTTTTGAAAGTATATTTTCAACATCTTTATTTTCTTGAGCAACCATAGCCGAGAGGTCTCGAGGAGGTAGATTTTTTGTATCTTGTGTCATTTTGTCAAGGTTAGGAAGTAGTGTGCGTAGTGAGAGTAGTGTGAGTAGTGTTTAAAGTCAAATATGACTATATAATAAAATGGTTAGTTGTGGGAAGGATGAAAATTATTGCACAGTATACATTTTTTTCGAGTGACTAGAAATCGTTTCTAATCAGGTATCTGAGTTTAGGGCTAAGGGAAGCCAAAAACGATGACTATAAAAAAAGGTGCTATAAAATTTTTGACACACCCTATATGCGGATATGTGCATATGTATGTATATATGTATATAATATATATAGTATATATATAGTATTAATAATAATATAATATAATATAATAATAAATAAGAAGGAGAAGCCAAAAAAGGTGACTATATTTTTTGACTATTTTTTTTAAAACTATTTTTTTAAAGGACGAATGGCTTGAACTAGCTGTTGTGGTAGAGAGGAGGTTCGGAGGGGAGATTGCGTGTTGAATGCAGGGAGGAGGCAGAGCTCACAATGCCTCCTTGGTTGCATTGGATTCGATTTTAGAGGTGTTTAGTGAGTGTATAGTAGTATGAGTCATTTTGAGTATAAAGCCTCTATAACCGAAGATTTATGGGGTTAAAACGGTTCCGGTTAGGAGGTAGTGGACAAGGTCCCAAAATAGTTTCCAAAGAGTAAAGAGGGTCATGGTTCCGACTGCCGTGATGATTAATAAAAAAATAAAAAAACCGATTTGATAAATTATTTCCCAAATTTTTTCTAAGATTTCTATGATTTTTGTTTTGATTTCTGACATAATTTTTTTAATTAAAATGCGGATAAAAGTTTTTTGATTTCTTCTTGTGACATTTCCATGTCGTTTTTGTGGTTGTTCCATTCGATGTAGTTGATCAGTTCTTGTTTATCGTGGAATGGAAAGTTTTTACCGCCATAAGCTTTAAAATGCGGTACGAGGTGATGTAAACCGAGTTGGTTTAGTTTGCTCACGACATTGAGCAAGGGTGGTTGAGGATTTTCGGCCATAGGAAAAAGGGGTTAAGAAATAAAATGGCTTTAAATTTCACAGTAGGTAATAAATTTTTTATGCAGCTTGACGAGATAAGTTTTTCCTTTGTGTTCTATTTTGGTTGTTTCTGAATCATAGGGATTTATGCTTGCGTAATATACTGGTTCATTGTCTGCTAGGTTGTCGAGGAGGTATTGTGCGAACTCACAATGAGTATCGGGTATTGTTAACATTTTGGCTTGGGGTAAAGAAATAATGAACATTTAACCGCTTACATTGTAGCACTCTACTTGAGTAGTGTCAATAGCGTGAGTAGTGTGGATAGTGTCAATAGCGTGAGTAGTGTGAGTAGCGTTTGAAGGGGTTGACGGTTTATAGTATATTGCATTTTTTAATCTTTTTGTTATCGTTTAATGAGCAAAAAGTAGAAGTTTAGTGTGTGTGTGAGCGAAAAAGTGCCCCTCAGAAATCATTTCCGTGACATATTTCTTTAATATATTGCAATATGGTTGCAAAAACTGCTGAATTTGCACAAATATTAGTGCGTCGTGCTGTAACTGTAGCCCTTACTTCACGCAGTCAAAGTGCGCGTGAAGCCGGTTTAGCGGCTTCAGGATCATTTACTAGAATGAGTGAGAAAACATTTAAAAAAGCGCTATGGAAAGCCATCTCGCATGAAACAATTGCTGCGGTACAACAAGGGCAGATTAATGCATATCATTTTCGTACTATGAATTGGGGTAATGAGATGAGTTTATATGATGTTCAGGTTTGTTGTGATCAATATAATTGGCCTATTCTAGCCATTAAACATAACAAGAAAGGTGAGATCATTACGCAAATCCTTACCCCTAATTTTGAGCAGCGTGATAAAGGTTTGGATAAACTTTATAAACTTATGGGTGAATATGCACCTGAGAAACATGAAATTGCCCGACCTTTGGAAGAAGCAAGTGATGAGGATTTAATGACAATTATTAGACAACATGAAGCCTTGAAGGCTGAAAGCATTGAAATAGTGCAGCCCAAAGCCATTAATGATGAGTTGAACCCTTCATAATTCTATTTTGCACAATGTGTCTTGTGCAAACTAACACCTCAAAAATGACCGAAATATCGACGGAAGATAGTATACAGCACCATGCCATGCTAGAAATGGCAAGAAGAATTGAGGAAAATAGATATAAATATTTTGTACCAAATGGAAGGGGGGAGGAGTTTTCGACGAAGCTCGGCGCTGCTGGGGCGTTTATAGGACTATACAGCGCGGCCAATGGTGTTGGTAAAACCGCCAGTGCTGTCAACATTCTCGCCAACATTATTTGGCCGGTCCCCGGCGGGCACCCCTTTATCCGCGGACCTCTTTACCAAAAATTTCCCTATTTAAAGCGAATCCGCATAGTTTCCGACCCCTCTGTCGTGGACTCAATCATTAAAGAAATGAAGCACTGGTTTCCCAAAAATCGGTATGTCACCAGCAAGGGACGTAAAGCTTACGAGGCTTATTGGAAAACCGATACTGGCTTCGACATCGACATAATGACATACGACCAGGATAAGAAAGAATTCGAGTCAGCGAATCTTGGTTTGATCTGGTTCGATGAGCCACCACCTAAACCTATTTACACAGCCTGTATAGCTCGTTTACGACGTGGCGGGGTACTCTTTATCACCGCAACACCTCTTGAAGGTTCAGAATGGATGTACGACGATTTAATCACGAATCCTGATAACGAGGCCGGGGGCCGCTTTGTTGTCGAGGCTAAGATGGAAGACGCATGTAAAGATCATGGGATCCGGGGTCATCTTGAGCACGACAATATCCAAAAACTTATAGCGCAATATTCAGAAGATGAGCAGCAAGCGCGTGTCTTTGGGCGTTTCCAGCATTTAACCGGATTAATTTATAAAGAGTTTCGGCCGGAGGTACACGTGATAGCGCCATTCCAAATCGATCTCAACAATTATTCAGTGCATCAATTTCTTGATCCGCATCCACGTACACCGGACGCAGCTGCCTGGTATGCGGTAGATCGCCAAGGCACATACTTTGTTGTGGATGAATTGTTCATAAAATGTTCAAATGGTGATCAGGAGTTAGCTTCAAGAATTAAAGACAAAGATAGTTATTATCGCATTGTGGAGCGGTACGGAGATCCTTCGATGTTTATAGAAGACCAGCACAGGCAGACTTCTCTTGCCTTGGAATTAAATAAATACGGACTTTACTATGCTGAGGCGTCAAAACAGCGTGTGGCGGCAGATCGGGAAATACACAATGCGCTGCATTATACGCAAATTGGTAACAACATGATTAAGGCGCCCCGGCTTTATATTTTCTCTACATGTCAGCGCCATATTTGGGAACTTAATCATTATCGTTGGGACGAATGGACGGGCAAGAATGCTTTAAAAAAAGGGCCAAAGCAAAAACCGATTGATAAAGATGACCACATGATAGAAAACTTAGGGCGTTTTTTACTATCGATGCCCTCTTTTACTCCGAATATTTTGAAAGTTGAAGAGCATCATTCGCCGAACGACGACCCCTATTGACGTGGTATGGTAACACTTTAAAATAAAGATTGTTATTTTGAATTTTTTTATGGCATATTCTAAGCCAGAAGTGATGCAGAAAATACCGATGGAGGGTATGGGGAATATGTCAAAGGGTAAAAAGATGGGCGCAAAGAAAATGCCACAAATGAGTGTTGATGAGGCGATGACGAAGCAGGCAATGGCTGATAAGAATAAAAGTACAGAGGATAAAAAAACGGAAGATGCAATTTGGTCAAAAGAATCAGAGATTTTAAAGCAGATTAAAGAAGAGTACACATTTGCCGATAGTTTTATCCGGCCAAAATGGGATAAATGGTTGGTTCGCTTAAAGCTTTATAACAATCAAAAAAAGGCATCGGATGTTTTAGGTGATCCGTTACTTTTCACAATTCATCAAACGGTTTTGGCTTCGCTTTATTCAGATCAACTTGTTGTGGAGTTCCAAGGTCGGACACGGGGTGATGATGACCAGGCGGAAAATCAAACAATTTTGGCGCAGTATGATTGTGAGGAGATGGAAAAAGAGCGGATCGATTATGATTGGGATTGGGACACGTTATTTTTCGGTCGTGGTCTTTTATTATTTATGGAATTTGATCGAGATACAATGACGCCGATGCCAGAAGTGATTGATCCATTGAGTTTTTTCCGTGATCCGGATGCGGTGAGTGTTAATGGTGATCGACGGGAACGTGGTGCAGCGCGGTTCATGGGTCGTGAGATTCGTTTGACGAAACGGGAACTTGAAGTGGCTGGCATTTATAAAAATGTTGATTTATTGGATAAAGCAGACGATGTTGGCACGACTTCAGTTGAGCAGAATCGTCAGGCGCGGCGACTTGCGCAGGGTTACGATACATTGCGGCAAAATTTATGTGGTGACAATAAGAGTTATGTGGTGCATGAATGGATGTCGTGGTGGAATGGGGAGCGATATTTATTTACGGCTGGTAAAAAGATGGGCCAATTGATTCGCTGTCAAAAAATCCGTACAAAAAAATGGCCGGTGATAGATCGTACGATTTATGCGACTTCGCACGACTGGGACGGAGTATCAATACCAGACCTTGTTGAGGATAAACAGCGTGCCCGCGCAATCCTTCAGAATTTGAGTTTAAAGGGGGTTAAAGCAAATCTTTACCCTAACTACCTCTACAATAATTTACTCATTAAAAACAAGGCTTCAATTGCGAAGTTTGAATTTAATAAATTTACTGGGGTTCCTGGGAGTCCTGGGGGGTCAGTTGTGCCAATTGAGCGTAAACCGGTTTCGAGTGAAGTTGGCTGGATGATGAATGTTGCGGATGCTGCGGCTCAGAAAGCTACGGCAACGCCGGATATTCAACAGGGGGCTATGACCGAAAAGGTTAAATCAGCAACGGAGATTGCTAAGGTTGGCCAGGGTGTTGATACTCGTTACTCTTTGGCTGCAAAACTTTTTGGATGGAGCGAGAAGAGGTTTTGGAAATTATGGTTGGAACTTTACAGTATTTATTTCAAAAAAGGGATTGATACGAAGGTGGCGAGGATTGCCGGGGCACTTGGCCCGCAGTGGCGGGAAATCACACGTGATAATTTAATTGGCGCGGCAGATCCGGATGTTTTTATTGAGAGTAAAACTTTATCGGATGCTAAGAGGATGAATAAGCTTAACATGTATTCGGTTGCAATGAATCAGGCGGTTGCTATGGATCCGAATGCTGGAAAGAGATTTATGTTAAAGCAGATGTTTAAAGCTGCCGGGTTCACTTCAGATGAAATAAATCGCGCATTGCCAAAGACTTTTGATGAGTATGAAGCTGAAGAAGAGAATAAGTTGTTGGATGCGAATAAAATACCTAAAATTTCCTTCAAGCAAAATCATCAGGTACATATTGAAATGCACACAAAAGCGGCTGATACAGAAGCTAAGAAAGTACATATTGCTATGCACCAGGTGGCACTTTATAAGATGCGTAATAATCCGGAAATGGCGCCACAGAATCCAGCCGGGGGTGGTAATGGAGAGCCACCGGCGCCAATGACGACTGGTGCAACGCCAGCGCCTCGTGATATGGCACAATCACAATTACAATTACAGGCATCAGCTCCTCAACAATCTATGGGATGACAGATACAACTTTTAAAACTGATTTAAGTAATTATGGCCCTGAAGAAGTTGCTAATGCTATGCGTCAACTTAAAAGTTCTTTAGGATGGCTTTTACTTAAAGATATTTGTGATAAAGGTGAGATGGCAGAAATACGGAAATCATTACTTTCCGGTATGGTTGGTGAGGAAAAAATAGGGAGTCTTGTCGAGGTAGAGAAATTACAGTATAAATTAAGTGTTTTTGAGGAATTGTTTAAATTGCCTGATACATTAATAAGTAATTTTGTGGATGCGGAGGGTTCCGAAACTGAAGAGGCTGAAGAGCATGATCCTTATCATACAGATGTCAAAGAAATGGTGAAACAAGATAATGATGATCTTTAGAGATCGCTTTGGGGGTGATGAAAGGATGGTGCCTAGGCACTTTCCCAATTCCTCCCTCTAAACAGGTTTCTACAAAAAACCTAGTATTTCCATCTTAAAAAACCTTCGCCACGTTTTCTAAGGTGAGTAACCAAACTATTTATGGCAGATGAAAACAATCAAGGTGGTACTGGTGAGCAAAATTCCGCTGGTACGTCACAAGAGGGCTCTAATAATCAGGAAAATCAGAGTGCCGACTCTGGCCAGGAAAATAAAGGTACAGAGGCAAAGCCAAATGAGGAAGGCTCTAAAGAAACTCAAAAATCGTCTGAAGTTCAAAATCAGGATAAGTCTGGCGAACAGGCAAAAACTGATAATGAGCCTCCGGTACGAAAGACTAAAGTTGATTACATCTTGGAGCGTCAGCAAAAGAAAGCAGAGCGTGATCGTGCCAAGGCCGAAAATAATTCTTCTTCTGAACAACAGGATAATGAGGAAGAGTTGACGCCAGCAGAAGAGGCGAAATTAGAAAAATTTATTTCGCGAAAATATGGAAAACAACTTACTGCTGCGGAACAGGCATTAGAAACTAGCACTTTAAACACTATTAATCAGGAAATTTCTGATTTCCTTACAAACGATCCAAACGGTAAATATTTTAAGGAGTTTGAAAGTAAAATCAGAGTTTGGGCGGTACATCCGTCAAGATCACATCTTCCAATTAAGACAATAGCGTATGAAGTTGCTGGTGACAAAATGCTGCAAATCGGTGCACAAATGGCTAAGGAAGCGGCTAAGGAAGCTTCTGAAAGCAAGGCTGGTGGATCAGGTGCTCGTGCTACTGAAGGTGGTGGTCAAAAAAAAGTTTGGGAAATGACCAATGAAGAATTTGCTAAGATGCAACAAGGAGTAATGCAACGCCAGGCTTAAAACCGGCTTTAGCATTTTACTCTTTTTTATCACATGCCAAATACAACTCGTACTCAGATTCCGGCTGAGGTAAATAATTATTATGACCGGACTCTTTTAACTCGTGTAGTTCCTCTTTTCTTGCATCAAAAATGGGCAATGATTAAGGATATTCCTACCAATGCTGGTACTTCTACAATCAAATTTCGTCGTTATGGCAATCTTAGTGCTGCTACAACGGCTTTGACAGAGGGTATCACCCCAACTGGTTCACAGGCAAGTGTTACTGATATTACGGCTACTTGTGCACAATATGGTGATTATCTAACAGTTACTGATGTTGTCCAATATGAAAGTCAAGATCCGGTTTTGACTGAATTTGCGCAACTTTTAGGTGATCAAGCTGGGGACACACTTGATCAAATCACAAGGGATGTCTTGGTTGCGGGGACAAGCGTGTACTATGGTGGTTCTGCTACTTCCCGTGTCACGGTAGCTTCAACAGATTTGATTACAACAACTTTAATATTAAAAGTTGTTCGTACTCTGAAAAATAACAATGCTCGTAAGGTAACGATGATGGTTGATCCATCGACTGGTTATAACACTTTACCGCTCAATGCGTGTTTTGTGGCTATAGTGCATCCTAACGTGTCTTATACATTGAAAGGACTTACCGGTTGGATTCCAGTAGAAAAATATTCATCTTCAAAGACTGTTATGGAAGGTGAAATTGGTGCTTATGATGAGGTTCGTTTTATTGAAAGTACCAATGCAAAAGTATTTACCGGAGCAGGTGCAGCTAGTATTGATGTTTATGCGACTCTTGTGATTGCTATGTATGCGTACGGAGTTACTCGTGTATCAGGTCAATCTCTGCAAAATATCATTAAACCTTTGGGTTCAGGTGGTACTTCCGACCCATTAAATCAACGTTCAACGACCGGTTGGAAATCTACGTTTGTGGCCAAAATTCTCAATAACAATTTCATGGTACGGATTGAGACTGCTGCGGCTGCGTAGTATTAGTTCTATTTATTATTCATCACCCCTTTTAAAAAATTTCTATGAATGAACAAACAATTAAAAAAGTTACAACTACGCCAGCTCCTTTAAAAAATTTACAAAAGGAGTTGGATAAAGATGTTGAAAATGGTGGCTTCCCAACTGACAATGGAGGATCTGCAATTCCTGAAGTTGATGTTAGTAAAACTGAACATCAAACAGTAAAACAGGGTAATAAGGAAGTTGCCGTGGTAGCTGATACTGTTGGTCAGGCTATGACAGAAGATGCAGCTCGTATGAAAAAAATCTTATGGGCACAACCTATCATTCCTTTTTTTATCCCTTGTGGTGAGGGTGAGAAGCCAATGGTTTCTGAAGAAATTGTACAAATTAATGGGTATAAATTAACGATCAAAAAAGGTGTTATGGTGAATTTGCCTCAACAGGTAGTTCAAATGCTTGCTGATCATCTTATGATCAATCAGGGCAATACTGCGGTTGGTGCTGAGCATCGTTTGGATCGTGACCAAAGGACTTTAGATGCTTTGTCTTAGTCGGGCCGGACTCTAAGGTTACTAAAATATTTTCTTTAATTTTTCAAAAAATATGACTCAAACTCTATCAATTGCATCGGATGTCGTTAGTGGTTCAAATGCGCATGGTCGCGCAGTATGGCAAAAACTTCAGTATGCTTTGACTACTTTTGTTTTAAATACAGGTGGTCTTGCAATTAAAGCTGGTGGATCTGCTTTAGCAAAAACCGTCAATACGATCAAATATTTTATTGCTGGTAATCTTTATTCAAAAGCTGCTGCGGATATGGCTGCTTTGGCCGGTACAGTTACGAATGCCAAATTCAATGTTTATGTATTTTATGCTGATACGGCTGGGACTTTAACAACTGCTATGGGTACAGAAGGTGCCACTTTAGCTGATGTTGTTTTCCCTGCGTATGATCCAAGTACAAAAGCCATGGTTGGTTTTGTGATTATCAATCCTACTGGTACAGGAAACTTTGTTGGTGGTACTACTGCTTTGGACGATGGTACAGTTGTTCCAAACGCTGTTTACGTCAACACGCCATTCCCTCTCGATCCAGTAAACTTTGTTGCGCTTTAAGCCCTAGAAAAGCTATGACCTGAGCCACGTCGATAAACTGGCTCATTTTCTTTTATTGTTTTATGAAATTTACTGAATTTGCTTCTTATATTCGTTTTCATACACGTACTAATTCTACGACGTTGTCGGATTCAGATATTTTGCTCTTAGCGAATATTCATAAAGACAAATTAACGATGGCAATTTTAAATGCCAATGAAAATTATTTTGGATTGCCACAACTTACAAATTTGGTTGCTGATCAACGCGAGTATCCAATAGATATTACAGTTGCTCATCAATTCAAATTAATTGAAGCAAAATTAGATGGTACGAATTGGAAACGACTTACTGAAACGGATTTAAATTTAGAACAATTTACTACTGATGAAACCGGAATACGTAATGCCTTTTTGGGGCGCGATCCAGGTTTTCAAATCTTTCGTAATTCACTTTGGATTTTAAATGATAGTGCAATTATCAATGTTACGAATGGTTTGAAAATTTGGGCATATATTTGGCCAGCCAGTTTTACAGATTTAACGAGTACAACAGAAATGGCAACTGCTCCATCGACGACTACGCATGGGTGGCCTCGTCCATTTCAAGAGCTTTTAGCGCGTCGTGTGATTATTGATTATAAAACGAGTCGCGATAAACCTATGACACTTACCGAGAGTGAAAAAAATTATAAAATGGATTTGATGGAAGCGCTTGACGATATAAAAAATCCTAATTTGGACCGTAGTATTTTGGCAACAATTCCTGTTGATAGTGGTGAAGATTATTAAAAATTTATGTTTAAAAAACTTTTACAATTTATAGGTGTGCTGTGGATAACGTGGACGGGCACTGCTTCGCCTAGCGCTCCTACTTATACTCCTGTCCCAACTCCTTAAATATGGCACAACGCGGCAGTGTTTTAATGAAAGACATTTTTCTTGGTGGTATTTCAGATTCAAAATATACTGGCATTGCCAATTCAGTTGCCGCGTGTATTGGGTTAAATTTGCATGGAGAGCCTGGGCTTATCAAGGTTAATCAAAAATTAACAAAAGAAAGTGGAGCGACGGTTGATGATGCCGTTTCAGTTATTTTGCCGTGTTCTGATGGAAAAGAATATTTATTTGGTCGCTCAAACGGTAAAATTTGGAGTCGTAATGCTGGTTCGTATACTTTAGAGGCTACGAATGCGAATGGCGCGACCTTGAATGCTTTTGAATATAATGGCTATGTTTATTATTGTTCTGCTACAAAGGTTGGTAGGTGGCAGATTGGAACTGCATGGAGTGGTCGTGACGATAACCATTTTACTTTTACGAATGGCAATACAAGTTATCATCCCATGATTGTAAAAAATTTAGTGCTTTATATTGGTGATGGGTATTTGGTAGCACAAATTGACGATTCTACGGGCACTGCCTTATTTACTGGGAATGCGCTCGATTTAGAAAAGAAGTACGTTATTACGGCCCTTGGGGAAATCCAGGACGACCTTTTGGTTGGAGCCTTTACCAGTACAAATGTTGTGGAGACGAAGATTTTTCGTTGGAACACTTATGCAGAATCTTTTATTTCTGATGATGCGATTCCTGAAACGAAAATTAATGCTTTTATTCCGGCTGATAATTTCGTTTTAGTCTCTGCTGGGCAAAAAGGTAATTTGTATACTTATACTGGTTCACAGCTCGATCAATTTAAGCGGATTCAGGGTGATTGGAGTGGTACGAAAAAAGCATTTGTAAATTCTGAGGCGGTTGTGAATTTTAATGGGTTGCCGCTTTTTGGATTAAGTAATAATAGTGGGGATGCAGCTCCACAGGGCGTTTATTCGTTTGGTTCATTTTCATCAAATTATCCTAAAGTTTTAAATCTTGAATATGTTATTTCTACTGGCCATACTACTGGTGTTGAAATTACTGCTATGGCTCTTTCTGGGGATACTTTATTGGTGGCGTGGAAAGATATGAATGGTGGTACTACTTATGGGGTGGATAAAGTTGATACTACTGCTAAGTATAATGGAGCTTATTTTGATACTCGGGTACTCACGTTTGATCGTATGAATGGTAAAGATTTTACGGTACGTATTGCTTATCGTACTTTAAATGGTGGTTCAATTACTTTAAAAAAATCGGTGAATGGTGGTAATTTTGATGATGTAACTTTAACGAATGACACCGTTAAGGCTTTATATTACACCAAAGAAGATTTAACGAGTGCTGGGAGTTTACAATTACGTGTGACGTTTGTTCCTGCTGGTGGTGACGCGAATGCAACGCCAGAGGTGGAAGCTGTTGAAATAGCTTTTTAATTTTCAAAATGGATACACAAAATGTACAAGTTGAGGGTGCGATACAGGCTTTTACTGATATTCCATATGTTCCGCCACGTATTGATGATCCGACGGGTATTAAAGTGAACAATGGGCGTGTTGGTTTATTAGATGTTGGCAATAATCAAGTGACTGCGGGAAGAGGTGGCACAGCTCAACAAGTTGTTGTGGATTCTACTGCTGGTAATGAGCGTATTTTTGTTGGTTTGGCGAGTGCCCCTAAAGCTGTTTTGGGGCAACTTTTTGATGTGACTGGCGTGAATGAATATGGACTTTGGACCAATAATGGTTATTTTACAGGAACGGTTACGGCTGCTTCCGGAGTGATTGGCGGTTGGATTATCTCGGCCACCACTCTTTCTAAAAACAATGCCATATTGGACAGTGCCGGGAAAATTACTTTAGGGAGTGGTAACAATATTGTGATTTTAGATGCGACAGATGCGACGTACCGTATTGTTGTGGGTCACGCTACGTATGCTTCAGCTCCTTTTTCTGTTGATAAAACGGGGTATATGAAATCGAGCTCAGGTATTATTGGAGGTTGGATTATTAGTGCTACTACTTTGGCGTCAACTTCGAATGGTATTATTCTCAATTCATCAACACAGCAAATTTCAGTGGGTTCTGGTGGCACTTATTTAATTATTGATGGCGCGAATACTCGTATTCGTTCAAGTAATTATGTTGCTGGAGTATCGGGATTTACAGTTGAGCCGGATTTAATTGAAGCTGAAAATTTACGTGCACGTGGCATGATGACTGGGGTTACTTTCAAATATGATGTTGTGAGTGCTGTGGGTGGTCAGTTGATGGTTGCCAATTCTGATGTTTTGGATGCGGACATGACGGCTTTGGATAGTTCAACGCTCACTATTTCTGGTGCTTCAACTTTTGCGGTGAATGATATTTTATTGATTCGTGCAGTGACAAATAGTGGTATTCAGGAAGAATGGATGCGTGTAACGAATGTCGCTTCAGCACCAATTTATACTGTCACTCGTGACCTTGCTGCGGCTTATGCGGCTAATAGTAATCCAGCATGGAAAAAAGGTGTAACGGTTGTTGTGCAAGGGCGTAGTGATGGGGCCGCTACTTATTCAGGTGGATGGCTACGGCTTTTTGGTCAAGGTATCAATAGTCCATATTATTCAGTTTTTACGCGTACCGGTGTGGCTTATAACGCTTATACTGAAATTGCGCGTTTTGGTAATTTAAATGGTATTGGTGGTTTTTCTGCTGATACTTATGGTGTTTTTATTGGTGATTATTCAAGTGGAAAATATTTAAGTTATGATAGTGCATCGTCAAATTTAACAGTGAATCGGCGTTCTTTAACGGTAGATCCAACTTTTGGTGATGGGTCGGATGGGGATGTCACTATTTCGGTTGATACGACGATGACACGGGATATGTTTTATAATGATTTAATTTTAAATGCGATTTTAAATCCTGGTGGTTTTCGAATTTTCGTGAAGGGTGTTTGTACTATTAATGCGTCGGGTGGCATACGTCGTAATGGAAATGTTGGGGGCAATGGGGGTGGGGCGAATGGGGGCTCTCCGGCGACTGCTCCTAATACTTCATCTGGTGGTACTGGTGGGGTTGCTGGTACTGGGGGCCCTGCCGTCGCATCTGGAAGTTTACCGGGTAGCGTAATTGGTACTGCTGGGGTGGCTGGTGGCAATGGGGCCAATGGTGTGGGTAGTGGAAATAATGGTTTACCGGGTACAGCGGGTACAGCTGCAAATAATGGATCTAATGCAACTTCATCAATTGGCGTTTCTGGTTTTAATACTTCTGTTAATGGTGTTGCGGGTGGGGCCGGTGGTACAGATGATTTTGGCAGAACTGGTGGCACTGGTGGGGCTGGTGCAACGACTGGTGGTACTGGTGGCACTGCTACGCCAGCTTCATCAAGTGTGCGTAATGTGGTCAATGCGACATTGTGTATTGATTCTGGTGCTTCTCCGGTGACACAATATACCGTTTCGGCAAATGGTGGTGGTTCTCGTGGAAGTGGTGGTGGTGGTTCTGGTGGGGCTCAGGGCAATACGAGTGATGGTGGTGGTGGGGCAGGTGGATCCGGTGGTAATGGTAGTAATGGGCCTGTTGTTTTTGTTGCCGCTCGTGTTATTAATATTGTTAGTGGAGGTTTTATTGAGGCTAAGGGTGGTGCAGGTGGTAATGGTGGTATTGGTCAAGATGGTGGCCAACAAACTGATACTGGTGGAAGTGGTGGTGGTGGTGGTGGCAATGGGGGCAACGGTGGTATGGGAGGTGTGATTATTTTAATTTATACGACTTTAACGAATGCCGGGACTATTTCAGTAGCGGGTGGAGCTGGTGGTACAGGTGGAGCTGGTGGTACAGGTGGAGCTGGTGGGTCTCCTGGTTCTGGTACTGCTGGGTCAAATGGTTCAACTGGTAATAATGGTTCAACTGGTAGTACAGGGGTGATTTATGAATTAATATTGAATTGATGATTTTTTATTATGATCAACAATCAGGACAGGTTTGTGGTTATTCTCAAGAAGAGGGTAATAAGTTTGATTTTGCTGCGATTGAATTAGAGATTACTGTAGATGACATTCAAAAAATTGAATCAAATCAATATAATTTATATATTAAGAATGATCAATTGATTTTAGAATTGAAACCAGAAATTGAAAAACGTGTGCGTATTGCTAATTTGAAACAAAAGCTTGAAAATGGAACTGCTGTTTTGTCTGATATTTCGGAGTTACTATTGGGTATTTTAAATTGATAATCATTATATAATTTTACTAAAATGTTTGTTACACCCACTACTGACGCACAAAAAAGTCAATTCCTTAAGGCAATGGGATTTCAGGATGCTTCAATTACTGCTGCATTGAAAAATCCTGGGCAATGGAATGATTTTTATAATTCTGCTTTACAACAAGCAGAACGATTCTATGCGCAGGGTCCTGCTAAGTATTTAGGACAATTTGCTAATGCGTCAAATCCTGATGCCATTAATAAGCCTAGTAATGCTCAATCTGCTACTGATTTAGAAGTGACAAAATCGAAATTACAAAAAGAACTCGATCCAACTACTGGTTCAATTCCGGCATGGCAAAAGCGTTTTTCGGCTTTACAGTCGGCGGGTCTTTTGACGACTTCTGATATTGATCAGTTTAATAGTATTGTTGGGCAAGTTGGTAAAATTCTTCCGAATGCTGGTGTAAGTTTATTACAGGGTGGGAGTGGTAAACAGACGGTGTCCTCACAGGATTTAATTGATCAGGTGACTGGCACAAAGCCTACTGTTGGCTTTGCTCCTCCTGTTGATCAAACGAAAGTAGCAACAACGCCGACGACTCCAAAATTAAATAGTATTGCTCAAAATATTGCAGATCAGTTAAAAAGTGGCATGAGTGCGTCAGGACAGCCGTTAGTTGGTGGTCAATTTGATAGTTTAAAAAAACAATTCGCTTCAGCGGCGGGGTTTGAATATTCCGGACCAATTGGTGGCGCCACTTCTAATACGGGCGTGGCGACTTCTGCAACACCTTCAAATTTGAATGATATTAAAACTGCTGACCAATTTGATCAATGGGCTAATACTTTACAAGATGGGTTACACACTTCCACCATGGCTCCACCGGTAAAAGGTGTAAATGCTCCTTCTACGAGTGATACATATTTGACTGACATAGTAAGTGGAAAAATTAAACCACCTGATACTTTGAATACTGAAGATGCTTTATCGAAATTACGTACTCAATACGGCATTGATCCTCTAGAGCAACAAATATCTACTCTTGATGCTCAGGCAAAACAAATTCAGGATACGATGCGTGCTAATCAATACGATGAAACTGGAAAACCGGTTTCACTTGGTGTTATGGCTGGTCGGTTATCTGAAGAAGAAAAACAGGCCAATATGCGTCTTGACGAAATTAATACACAAAAAGCCACTTTAGTGAATCAACTGAATCAAAAATATAATGTTGTGAATGGCATTATGGCGGCTAAAAAAACAGATTATGAAAACGCTGTTCAAGCTTATGATTCTCAGTACAATAAAGCTATTCAAATGACAACTTTATTGCGTGGTGTTCAAAATGATAATGCGAATGCAGCTGAAAAAATAAAAGATGATGCGCGTGCGAATTTCACAATTGTGGCAAATAATATTACTTCTGGGGCGATGGATTGGGATAGTATTCCACCCGCACAAAAAATTGAATATCAAAAACTTGAATTACAGGCGGGATTGCCTTCTGGTACTTTGGAAGCTTTTACAAAAAAGCCAAGTAAAGACTGGGCGATGCAAACCGTACTCCCTGGTGTGGATTCAAACGGTAACGCTATAGCAACAATTTTGGAAAAAAATAATGTTACTGGTGAGTTTAAAACAACAAAACTTGTAACAGATTATGCTCCAAAATCTTCCGCTAATGCTGGTCAAAAGGGTACCTTTGTTGACGATAATAATAATGAAGTAGCTTGGCAGCTAGATGCGTCTGGTAATATGACAAAAACAATTATTGGTAAGTCTAAAATTGCTCCAAGTAGTGATCCAGATTTGAAAGCTCAAAATGATTTTGAAAAATTCCGTGCGAATTTGATTATGGGGATGGGTAAAACAAATGTATATGGAGATCCATTGATGACATATGATCAAGCTGCGGCTGCGCTCAAAGCTCAGTATCCAACTTTATCACCGGAAGCAGTGAAATTTTATTTAACAGGTACAAAATAATATGTTTGATCCACAAGCCGCTTTTGCGCAACAACAAAAAGCCGCGCCAAGTGTTGGCGGAAGTACTGGTGGTTTTGATCCGCAGGTAAATTTTGAGCAGGGTGGCAATATGGGTGGAACTATTTCAACTTCGAATTTTGACCCACAGGCAAATTTTGAAAAAACAAATCCAACGTCATCAAAAATTAATTTAGAAGGTGCTTTTTATGATGCTGTTGGTACTGGTACAAAATATATTGTTTCAAAGGCACTTTCTTCGAAATCGATTCCTAAAGGAATTTTTGATGATGCGAAATTGGGCATTGGTAAAGTCCAAGGTTGGTGTGGCGATTATGCCTCGCGTATTTCAACAGCGACGAAAGTTGGTGATACTTGGGCGGAAAAAGTTACACATATTGAAAAACGTGATGGTATTAAAGCTGGTGATAAAGTGCTTTTACCACTTGGGGTTACTTATGATAAAAATGGTAAACCACAAGGGTGGGGACATGTTGTGGTTGCATTAACAGATCAAGATCAAAATGGAAATTTTGCTGTTGCACAATCGAATGCTGATGGCCGACAGAATCGTGGTGAGGGCCCTGGTGTAGCAACATATGGAGTATTTAATACGAATGATCTTAATAAACGTTACAAAGAGAATTGGGGTGCGGCGTCTGGTCAACTTAAAGTTGATCCATTTCCGGCCAGTGTGAAACAACAGCCTGTTGCTCCTGTGGCTCAAGCGAAAGTTCCACAACTTTATGATAGTCCCACCGGCAATGTTCTTACTGATTTTCCGGTTTTTGCTAGTAATGCGCTTATAGATCGTTTAAAAAGCACTCAAACGTCACAAAATGCAGTACCGGCTGGTCCTCCTGCTCCAAAGAAATTGACGAATGATCAGGCTCCTCCGAATATTAATAAATCTGATTATACTGCTGAGGCGTTAGCACAATATGTTTTGAAAAAGAATATTACAGATTTGACGAGTAAAAAATGGTGGGTTAATTCACCGATGAAAGATGAAGCATGGAAAATTATTGCAAAGGCAACGGGTGCACCGAAATATGGCAATACTACTTTAAGTCAGGGTAAAGTGAATCCAAATGAAAGTGATTTTACACGAGCTGTAATGGGTGTATTAGATCCAAACGGTATTTTCACGAACGCTACCGGTGGCAATTTAACTGACAATGAAATTGCGCAACGTGGTAATATTAGTAAAAATCTGAATGTTGTTGGTGGAGAGATGATTAAAAGGGTACAAGATAAAGTTTATTCTCAACCAGAGGGTACGATACAAAATAATTTTATTACACGTTCCCTTGGCAATTCGGTTGCTTCTGTTGGCCAAGGTTTCCAGGATATTACTGGTGGGCAAACTGGTAATGAGAAACCAAAATATGTGCAGGGCATACAAAATATCGTTTTTGGTGGTGCTGGGATAGTAAATCCAGGTGTTGCTGAATTTAATGCGGTTACGCAATTGCCTGGTGTTGATCAGGCCGCCCAATTTGTTTTTGGCAAAGTGGATAATTTCAATAATTGGGCCTTGGATTTAACGGGTC